CTCTTAATTTGGTATTCTGTGTAGCAAAGGGCTTGTTGCAAGATTAGTTGATTGAGGAAGTATGGATGAATAGGAAGTACAAAGGTTGTATCGTCATAGTGGTTGCTATCTATTGGAACTTTGAAGTTGACGCAGAAATTGTTTCTGTCAGAGTTCTTGATCTTAAGGCCAGTCTTTATCTCCAGGTTCCGGTAAAGTGGTACGTTGTTGTTGCGGTTCGGTTGTCGGTTTCTCCTACGTGGCTGGGTCGGTCTGAGAATACCGCGACTGTTGTTATTAGTAAGTGTTCGTTGTCTACCGCGACCTCGAGTACGACTTCGTGTCGGGGGTAGTCTGGGAACGTAATTGATAGGGTATGGGACTCCATAATAAGGGTTTTGGAGCGTGTTGGGATAGTAATTATTATACATAATAATACTAGTGGCCCAGAAGGCCAGTCTAGTAGGAATGAGGCTGAGTGCTAAATATACTATTGTTTTGCAGTAAGAGGGAGGGGCGTAAAGCTCTTCTCTCAGTGTCAATAAGCATATTTCTGAGTTCTCCTCATTCATGTGTCCTTTATTTAGTAAACGGATTCGAAGTTAGACTTCCCATATTCAAAGGGAAGTTGAAGTTGATTAATGGATGTGCAGGAAGAAATGAATTTTTCTAAGGCCAGCTGTTCTCCAATTGTTATTCCGTATTTCGTTTCGTATAATTCTCTGTTGCAGAGTGGAATTTCAACTTTTTCAAATTTAAGATTTTTGCTTGAAATGCCTAAATAATTTTCGTACCATTGTTGATTAGGATCAACAATATAATCTCCTTTTCCAATGATTTTCATTACTTGGTGAGCTAAGGGCCCACAAATTGGTGTGTATTTGCCTGTTATGTATAGGCTCATTGCTTTTGCTCTTAATAATTTGATTAGTTTGCTTGTTTTAGCATGAATGTATTGAATTGAGCAGCTCCAAAACAAACGAGATATTTGTTCTGGTGATACTACTAAGGTCAAGCTGCGTGGGTCAAAGACGTTACCGCAGAAGCTAGTGTGTGATAGGTCATCGCCGTATTGCATTTTTATGTTAAATCCAAGCTCGCGAAACATTTCCGATGTCAGAAATGGTTCGTACATTCCAAAAATGCCATCGTCTCCTTCGACAAAGCCATCAATTTCCTGATTTTCTCGTTCTGCAAGATACAGAACGTTCATTAAGTTTGAGAATCCATTACACAGTGATGTCCACATTTCTCCGGACATCCTTGATCCTAATACTCGGGCTGTGTATAATTTTCTATGGTGTAAGACATTTTCTCGAGGTGTGCCATCTTCATCATAATATGCGGCCATTACGTATTTAAGAATCATGGGATTCTTTGAAAGCATATATCTGAACATTTGGCATTCGACAACTTCCATGTATTGAGGACTGAAAGTTGCTTCGAAAGATGAGTAGTCAGTTTCGAGTTTGTAAGGAAATCTATTTAATTTCACAAGGTGTTGTGGTAATTGGTCGATTGGTTTGCCTTTGACAAACCA